TTACCTGATTATTTACACACAGTTACAGGGGTTTCGCACCCCGCCTACCCAGGAGAAATCATCATGAAATCCTTATATATCGTCCGGAAGATCCGCAACGCGTACTACGAGCTGCGTGCGTTCGGTTACAGGATCGACTTAATCGCCGCGCAGATCCGGGAGGGTAAGTAGATGGAGCAACTGGAGCACAGGTACCAGCCTGTTGGCTCAGCGGTCGAGTTATTCAGGTCAAAGGAGCCGGAGATCCTGTTATCCGGCGCCGCGGGCACCGGCAAGTCGCGTGCCTGCCTGGAGAAGGTCCACGCCATGTGCCTGGCCAACCCCGGGATGCGCGCCCTGGTCGCCCGCAAGACCGCCGTCAGCCTAACCAGCACGGGATTGGTGACATTCCGCGAGATCGTCGCGAAGGAAGCCATCGAGTCCGGCGAGCTGAAGTTCTACGGCGGCAGCCGCACCGAGGCGGCCAGCTACAAGTACGGCAACGGCTCCACGATCACCATCGGCGGCCTGGACAAGGCCACCCGCATCATGTCCTCGGAATATGACGTCATTTACGTGCAGGAGGCCACGGAACTGGTCGAGGACGACTGGGAGGCGCTGACCACCCGGCTGCGGAACGGGAAAGTAAGCTTCCAGCAGCTGATGGCCGACTGCAACCCCGGGCCGCCGCAGCACTGGCTCAACCAGCGGTGCCTGCGCAACCAGTGCACGATGGTCTTCTGCCGGCACGAGGATAATCCGCGGTTATTCGATACCGGCACGCACGAGTGGACGACCGAGGGCTCCTCCTACATTGCCCGGCTCGACGCGCTGACCGGCGTCCGGCGCGAGCGGCTCCGGTTCGGGCGGTGGGCCGCGGCCGAGGGACTGGTCTATACCACCTTCGACCCGGAGATCCACCTGTACAAGCCGATCGGGCTGCCGCCGAAGGAGTGGCCGCGCTATCTCTCGGTCGACTTCGGCTACAAGAACCCGTTCGTCTGCCAGTGGTGGTGCGCGGACGGCGACGGCCGGCTGTTCATGTACAAGGAGATTTACATGACCGGCCGGCTGGTCGAGGACCACGCCCGGCGCATCCTGGACCTGATCCGCAAGGGCGACGGTCACCGGCCCGATGAGATGCCCGTCGAGGTGATCTGCGACCACGACGCCGAGGACCGGGCCACCTTGGAGAAGCACCTCGGGTTATCGACCGCGGCGGCGTCCAAGAACATCTCCGAGGGCATCCAGGCCGTGCAGTCCCGGATGCGGGTCGAGAAGGACGGCAGGCCGCGGCTGTTCATCTGCCGGGACGCCCTGACGGAGGTGGATTCCTCGCTGGCCGACGCGCACAAGCCGAAGTGCACCCAGGACGAGATGCTGGAGTACGTCTGGGATGTGGGCAGAGCCCGCGGGGCGGCTTTAGGTACAGCTAAAGAGGCCCCGGTCAAGGCCAACGACCACGGGATGGACGCCATGCGGTACATGGTGGCCGCCCTGGATATGGTCGGCAGGCCCCGGATCCGGTGGATTTCCTAGCTCCCTGACCTGCGGGTACCCTGCGGATAGGCGGTTCTTTCCGCCATTCCGGTAATGGGGTCCGTATTGGTCACCGCTGCTATCCCGGCTGAGCGCCCGCGCCGCAGTGCCCGGGTGCTCCGTGCTGTCCTGGGAACGGCTAAGGGCCTGGCCGTCCGGGCAGTCACCCCGCATAAGGCCTCGTTATCCCGGCTGGCGGACATGCCGCTGACCGCGTTAGGCACCGCGGGCATTAATTTCGCGGCGTTCCACGTCGGCCACGGCTGGGGATGGCTGGTCACCGGGGTCTCCCTGATCGTCGTCGAGCACCTCATCGCGGACGAGGGCTAGCCGTGGATGCCATCCTGATCGGCCCCATCGTAAGCCGGATCGACGCCATCCTCGGTGATCCGGAGCTGTCCTGCGGCTTATCTGACGCCGAGAAGGACATGCTGCTCGACACCCGCCTGCGGCTGACAGGCGGTGAGCTGTGAAGTCGGCGATCCGGCGGTTCCGCGCCGCCGCCCAGTCCGGGCCGCCGGTCCCGATGGCCCCGTACGGCTACCGCCGGGGGATGATGTTCGACCTGGGCGTCGGGAAGGGCAGCCGGGAGACCTACCTGCGGTCTTACGGCCGGTCCGGGACGGTGTTCTCCATCGTCTCGCTACTGTCCCAGTCCGCTGCCCTGTCCGCGTGGCACCTGTACAAGAAGGCACCTAAGGACGGCCGGGTCCGGTACACGACCGGTGACAAGGGCAGCGACCAGCGGACCGAGGTCGTCAATCATGCCGCGCTGTCGTTATGGAACTCACCGAACAGCTTCCACTCCGGTTTCGAGTTCCGCGAGGGCGCCAACCAGCACCAGGAGCTGACCGGCGAGACCTTCTGGGTGCTGAACCGGGAGGTCGCGAACTTCCCTACCTCCATGTGGTACGTCCGGCCGGACCGGATGGAGCCCGTGCCCAGCCCGGAGGATTACCTGGTCGGCTGGATCTATAACGGGCCGAACGGCGAGCAGATCCCCCTCCAGCTGGACGAGGTGATCCTGGAGAAGCTGCCGGACCCGCTGGACCCGTTCCGCGGCTCCGGGCCGGTCGCTTCCATCCTGGCCAACATCGAGCAGCAGGACTACGCCACCCAGTACCAGCGGAACCTGTTCCTCAACGGCGCCGACCCCGGCGGCCTGGTCCAGGTCGACAAGCGGCTGACCGACACCGAGTTCGACGAGTTCGTCACCCGGTGGCGCGAGTCGCACCAGGGAGTCGCCCGCGCCGGCCGCGTCGGGATGCTGGAGAACGGCGCCACCTGGATCCCGTCCGGGCAGAACAACAAGGACCTGGAGTACGGCAACCTTCGGCAGGCCAACCGGGACGAGCTGCGCGAGGCCTGGCGGATGCACAAGGCGATGCTGGGCACGACCGAGGACGTCAACCGGGCCAACGCGCAGACCGCGGAAGAGGTGTTCGTCAGCTGGATGACGATACCCCGGCTGGAGCGCCGCAAGGACACCCTGAACACCAAGCTCCTGCCGATGTTCGGCACCAGCGGCGAGGGCGTCGAGTTCGATTACGAGGACCCGTCGCCGGACAACCGCGAGGAGGACAACGGCGAGCTTCAGGCCAAGGCCAACGCCGCCCAGCTGCTGGTCAACGCCGGGTACGACCCGCACGACGTGCTGGAAGTCGTCGGGCTGCCGGACATGGACGTGCTGGAGAAGGCCAGCCCGATCCCCGCGGTGCCGCCCGGCTGGGTGGTTCCGTCAGGAGGGGGCAGCGGAAGCGACGGCAGCCCCGCACCGGCCCCTGAACCGCCTGCCGGAGGCGACGGGCCGGACGCTCAGAACCGCTGGCCCCGGGAGGTCATCCGGCTGAACGCCGCGCAGCCCCAGCAGGACGAGCAGTGGCCCGGCTGGAACCTGGACCAGGACACCATCGACTACTGGGCGCCGCTGCTGGCCGCGGCCCTGGGCGGCACCATGAGCGCATCAAGGGCCGAGCAGATCGCCGACGCGTACCTCGCAGCCCATCCGGACGGACCGGGTGACGGCCAGCGCCGCGATGCCGTCCAGTCCGCCGCCCAGTGGCTCGGATCCCAGATCCCGCACCTGCCCGCCGCCGTAGAGACCCTGGTGGCCGGGATGATCGCGGACGGCTACCTGATCGGCGCAGCCAGCGCGGCGGCCATGGCAGACGGCACCCAGGCCGACACCGGTCAGTGGCAGCCCGGCGACACCCAGTCCGCCCAGGATCAGGCCGAGAGCCTAGGCGTGGGCACAGGGATGGCCGCCCAGCAGGCCACCGCATCCCAGCAGGCCGCCCTGATCGCTGACAGCTACGCCTTCGCCATGGCCGGGGTCCTGGTCACCGCCGCCGCGACCGGGATGGCCGGGGCAGCCGCCGGGGCAGCCGTGGTGAGCGTGCTTGCCGACAAGGCAGTAGCGTCCAAGGCGGTCGCAGGACGCGTCCTGGGCGCCATCGGGACCGCGGCGAAGAACCTGTACATGTCCAGGGGCATCCAGAACGGCATGTGGGTCACCGAGAACGACGCCAAGGTCGACCCGGTATGCGCGGCCAACCAGGCAGCGGGCTCGATCCAGATGGGAAGTCCTTACCCGAGCGGCGACACGCAGCCGCCGGCCCACCCGAACTGCAGGTGCGTCCTGCTGCCCGCCGGCAGGGCGCAGAACCACGCCG